TAAAAATCGTTATATTAAAAAAAAAAGATGAGTACAATTAAAAAAGAAATTTTCAGTAGAATTGTAGAGTTAAATACTAGACAAGAAAAAAGAGTAGAATTAGCTGTTAATGATGATTTGCAAAAAGCATATACAGCTGCTATTAATGCTAGAAAAAGTAGCTCTGATGTTTATTTAAACGCTAAAAAAGCTGTAGAAAGTGCATTACAAGAAATTAAAAGTTTAAAAGCAATTAACGAAAACTTTTTACCTATTTACCAAAAATTTGAAGCTATGATTAAAGAATTAGGTATACCTATGCCTAAAGAAATAGAAAATCAAAAGCAAAATATACAAGATGGTTTAAAAGGTACGTTTACTCAATTTGAAAAAAACTTACAACAGTCTAAACTTTAATTAATTAAATATGAAGCCAAGTGAATTATTAAAAAACATCCAAACGTTATTGAGTGCTAAAATTCAACTAGCACAAGAAGTAACTACGGATGGTGTTATTCTAGAAGCTGAAAGTTTTGAACCAAAATCGCCTGTATTTATTGTTACAGAGAATGGTACAGAGCCTGCAGGTAAGGGAGAGTACAAGCTAGAAAATGGTAAAACGTTAGTAGTAGCAGAAGATGGTTTAATCGACGCTATTGTAGAGGCAGAAGCTGAAACAGAGATAGAGATTGAAGCAGCTAAAGAGGTAGAAGTTGAAGCAGCAGAGGAAGTAGTTACAGAGGAGACAGTAGTAGAAGAGAAAATGCCATCGCAAGAGGAAATTATCGATGCCGTTGTTAAAGTTGTAGCACCTATGTTAGAGCAATTAAAATCTGAGGTAGAGGAAATTAAAATGAAGTACGAGGAAATGACTAAGACTAAAATGTCTAAAGTAACACATACTCCTGAGGTTAAAAAGAATGTAGCTAACCCTACAAAAAGAACAAATGCATTAGAAAATATTTTTTCAAAATTAAATTAATATAAAAATGAGCAACTTAACAAGACAAAACTTTACTGAACCTGCTATTACTACAACTTATGCAGGAGAATTTGCAGGAAAATATATCGCTGCAGGTGTATTATCTGCACCAACATTAAAAAATGAGGGTATTACTATTATGCCTAACGTTAAATACAAAGCTGTATTAAAGAAATTAGCTAATGTAATTACTATTGCTAATGCTACTTGTGATTACACAGACACAGCAGACGTTACTTTAACTGAGAAAGTATTAACAGTTACTGAGAAACAAATTAACCTTACTTTATGTAAAACTCCATTCGAGAGCGATTGGGAGGCTGTATCTATGGGTTACTCTTCATTTGATACTTTACCATCTAACTTTACAGATTTCTTTATTGCAAATATGTTAGAGCAAGTATCTTATGCTACTGAGACTACAGTTTGGAATAGTTTAATCGCTCAGGCTATCGCTGATGGTGCTGATGATAGTTTAAACCCAGGAGCTCCAACTGCTGCTAACATTATTGACACTTTAGGAGATGCTGTAGATTTGTTACCAAACAATGTATATGGTAAAGAAGATTTAACTATCTATATGGGATTTGAAAGCTTTAAAGCTTATGTAAGAGCTTTAGGTGGTTTTGCTTCAGGTGGTTTAGGTGCTAATGGTGTGAACGGAATGGGTACAATGTGGTATGATGGTATTCAGTCATTAACTTTCGATGGTATCAAAATTTTCGTATCAGGAGAGCTAGGTAACAAAATCGTTTTAGCTCAAAAATCTAACTTATACTTTGGAATTGGACTTTTAGACAATTTGAATGAGGTACGCGTTTTAGATATGGCAGACAAAGACGGTTCAAAAAATGTACGTTTCATTATGAGATGGTCTCAAGGTACGCAAGTAGGTTTCGGAAACGAAATTGTTTTAGTAAACTGCGACTAAATATTATAGGGGTGGGTAACACCACCCTTTTTTTTTAATTTTAAATAATACAATATATGTTATGTACGATCAATACAGGGCGTTTATTAGCTTGTAAAGATAATGTCGGTGGTATCCGTAACATTTACTTTGCAGACTATGGAACATTAGGAGCCTTGACTATTTCAGGTGGAGAAATTACTGCTATTGCAGGTACTCCTGATATATACAAATACGAGGTTAGAGGTGCTAATAGTTTAGAGGTTACTGTTACGCAGAGTGCCGATGCAGGTACTACTTTTTATGAGCAAGCTTTAACTGTAACTTTACAGAAATTAGATGATGAGACTACTGTAGCTTTAAACTCAATTATTATCGGTAGACCTCACGTTTTTATAGAAGACAATAATGGTAAATTTTATTCAGTAGGAGTTACTAGAGGATGTGATACTACAGGAGGTACATTTGCTACAGGTGCAGCATTTGGCGATATGTCAGGTTACACATTAAATTTAACAGCTTCTGAGCCATTTTACCCTTATCAGGTTGTTAGTACTATAATTAGTGCTAATTTAGATACTACAAATATTAACCCTGCATAATTTCGGTTAATTATAGATTAAGAGGATAGTTTTTTAGCTATCCTTTTTTTTTGTGCAAAAAATAAAATAATATCGTTATATAGGTATGATAATATTACAGCAAACAACAGAAGAGCAAACTTTTAAATGTATTCCTAGAAGTTATGAGACTAACGTTATATTAATTCTAGAGAACGAGACTACTAATACAAAGACAAATATAGTACCTGAGATAGAAATTATAGACGATAATTATTTTGTAACAGCAGAATTTGATTTAAAGAACGATAATTTTTATAACATTACTATCTTGTATGGAGAAGAGGTAACATTTAAAGATAAGGTATTTTGTACCGACCAACTCGTTTATGATATAAACAAAGACGTTTATACTAGTGATACTAGTTATAACAACCAATATATAACAATTTAATATGGAAGATAATAAAAATAGTATAAGGTTTGTACAAATGAGCAATTACACTTCGCCTGTAGTTAAAGAGGTTAAGAGTAAGGAATGGGTAGAGTACGGAGAAAACAATTTATACTTCGAGCATTTAATTGACCGATACAATGGAAGTCCTACTAACAATGCTTGTATAAACGGAATTAGTCAAATGATATTCGGTAGAGGTTTAGATGCTATTAATTCTAGTATAGATGATTATACAGAGTTTAAAATGCTTATAAACGATGAGGATGTACAAAAGATTAGCTCAGACCTTAAATTATTAGGTAATGCTGCTATACAAGTAGTTTACAATATCGACCATACTAGAATATTAGAAGTTGAACACTTCCCTGTTGAAACATTACGAGCAGGTAAAGCTAATGATGAGGGAGTTATAGAACATTATTATTACTTCCCTGATTGGAGCAAAATAAAGAGAACTGACAAGCCTACTCCTATTTGTGCTTTTGGAACTAGTACCTCAGGAAACGAGATATTATATATTAAACCTTATAAAGCAGGGTTTTATTACTATGCACCGCCTGACTACCAAGGAGGACTGCAATACTCTGAGCTTGAAGAGGAGATATCTAACTATCATTTAAATAATATTCTTAATGGACTAGCACCTAGTATGTTAATTAACTTCAACAATGGTATTCCTGACGAAGATATGCAGGCTACTATTGAGGCTGATGTACAAAGAAAATATGGAGGGACTAGTAATGCAGGTAGATTTATTCTAGCTTTTAATGATAAGCCTGAGGAGAAAGCAACTATAGAAGCTATACAGTTATCTGATGCACATAATCAATATCAATTTTTGAGCGATGAGAGTATGCGTAAAATTATGATTTCTCACAGAGTAGTAAGTCCTTTACTTTTAGGTATTAAAGACCAAACAGGTTTCGGTAATAATGCAGACGAATTAAAAACTGCTAGTATATTAATGGATAACGTAGTGATTAGACCATTTCAGGACTTAATTATTAAAGCTATTGATAAAATTTTAGCATTTAATAAAGTTAATTTAAAACTATATTTTAAAACATTACAGCCATTAGAATTTATAGACCTTGAAAATGCTACTACTAAAGAGCAAATAGTAGAGGAGACAGGATATGATTTTAGCGAAAAAAAAAAAACTTGTAGCCATATAGATTTCTCTAGTGAATTAGACGATATCGTAGCTGAGAAATTGATTTCTTTAGGAGAGTACCCTAGTGAAAAATGGTTATTGTTAGATGAGTACGAAGTAGATTATGATGGAGACGAGTTAGAGAATGAAATGCTATCTAAAGAATTTAGTAAACAAAACTTTGTAAAAACAGGTACAGCTAGACCTAATGCAAAAAGTGAACAAGATGACGTTATAGATGATATTAGATTTATTACTCGTTATGTATATGCAGGAGAAACAACTAGTAAGAGTAGAAAATTTTGTCAGAAAATGACAGATACAAAAAAAATATATCGTAAAGAAGATATAATAGCTATGGCTAGTCAGGAAGTAAACCAAGTAAGCACAGATAAAAATGGAGTTCGTAAAGGTTTTGGACCGAATGGAAAACCTACATACGATATTTGGTTATACAAAGGAGGAGCTGCTTGCCACCATAGATGGAATAAACAGATTTATGTGTCTTTTGACAATGTAAATATAGACGTAAACAGTCCTAGAGCTAGACAAATAGCAGGACGAAAAGCAGAACAATTTGGATATGTAGTAAAAAATGATAAATTAGTTTCTACTAGACCTATTGATATGCCAAACAAAGGATTTTTAAACCCTAGATAAGATGATACTATTTGTAACCCCTGAGGACATAAAAAGAAATACTATAATAAATGGTAATGTAGACAATAATGAGTTCTTACAATTCGTTAAAATAGCTCAACAGATACATATACAAAACTATTTAGGTACACAGTTATATGATAAGATAACTACAGATATTGAGAATGACGATCTAACTCCTGATTATGTATTTTTATTAAATGAATATGTACAACCTATGTTAATTAACTTTGCTATGGTAGATTATGTACCATTTGCAGGTGTAACTATTAAGAATGGAGGTATATTTAAGCATAGAAACGATGTAGCAGAGATACCTACTAAAGAGGAGATAGATTTTATAACACAGAAATATAGAAACTTTGCTGAGTTTTATACTCGTAGATTTATTGATTATATGGGAATATATGCTAGTCAGAAATACCCTGAGTATTTTACTAATTCAAATGCTGATATGTTCCCTGATACTAAAGCTAATTTTGTTGGATGGGTACTATAAAATATAAAGTTAAAGAAGAGAATATTAAAAAGCTTCAAAAATATTTAGAATTAAAAAAAGAGAAAGATGGCAAACAAAATAGATTGGGGACAAGGAGTAAATAATAACTCGATAGGATGGGGACAGGCTGCTATTAATAACTCTATTGGGTTTGGTTCTGTTTATTCTACTAGTTGGAGTGGAGATACTGAAATTTTAGGTAATGAAATAGAAGCGGTTATAAACTTTATAACAAGAATTGCTACAGATAGCGGAGTATTTGAAGCTAAACAATGTTTAATTAATTTAATAGAAAATATATAATGAGTTTATTTGAAAGTGCAAGTTTGGTAGTAACACCAAATGGAACAAAAGCGAGTAAGTTATACGCTATAAAGCCTACAAGTGGTGCAGGAGATTTAAGTGTTACAAGAGCAACAACAGCAACAAGAGTTAATAGTGCAGGTTTAATTGAAAGCGTAGCAAGTAACGTACCACGTTTAGACTACACAAACGGAAGTTGTCCGAGTATATTAGTAGAGCCACAAAGAACTAATCTTTTTACTTATAGCAATACTTTTACTGATGCAAGTTGGAATTTAGAAGATGCAACTATATCTGCAAATGTTGCTATTTCACCTGACGGAACACAAAACGCAAGTAAATTAGTTTCTAATGCAAATAATACAGACCATACTATTTATAAAAATGTTTTAACTTTAGTAGATAGAACTTTTAGCTGTTATGTAAAAGCTGATGGCTACAATTATGTATTTTTAGGTAATAATAATGGTTTAGCAAGTAATGGAGTTTTCTTTAATTTAACAAATGGAACTATATCTCAAAATACCTCAACATTTACAGCGTCAATTAAAAGTGCTGGTAATGGTTGGTATAGATGTGAGATTAGTCAATCTTTATGGTTGCTTCCTTACGCAATGATTTGTTTATCAAATAACGGAACAAGTTTTACTTTTGCAGGTAATGGAACAAGTGGCGTATTAATATATGGGGCACAAAATGAAGCAGGCTCTTACGCTACTTCATACATACCTACTACTTCTGCAAGTGTAACACGTAACGCAGATGTAATTTCTAAAACAGGTATAAGTAGTTTAATAGGGCAAACAGAGGGGACTATTTTTTTGGATTTTGAAGCTAATGGTTTTGAAGCAAGTGATTTTTCTTTTATAAGTTTGACAGAAGGAACTACTAATATTATTTATGTTGGTTCTTTTTCAAATATTTTACTTGTAAGAGTAGTTAATGGTGGAGTTATGTCTGTAAATATAAATTTAACATTTTCAACAAATACAAGATATAAATTAGCATTTGCATACAAAAATAACGATTGTGTTTTATTCATTAATGGTGTAAATAGAGCCTCTGATACAAGTGCTTCAATTCCAGCTACAAGTAAATTGACGTTTAATGATTTCGGTTTAGGAACAAGTTATGATGTTAATAATACTTTACTTTACAAAACACGTTTAACAAATGCTGAATTAGCAGAACTAACAACTATCTAAAATGTACATATATAAATTAAAATACACAGACAAAGAAACTGCAATAGCTAATTTATTAGTAAAGAAAGTTTATGTAGAAGTAGAAAACCTTAACAAAGAAATTACTTTAGCTTACGGACAAGGTATACAAGCTGTTATAGAAATTGGTTTAATCGTTTTAGAGAATGGTAGTTACGATGATAAATTTAATGTAATTACCGAACCTGTTTACGCTGATGGTTACCATTATGACGTTATGAGTGAAAATAAAATTGATTTTGGTAGTAATGAAATACAAGTAAATAACCCTAAACATATATTTGCTTCGTAATGACTAGACAGAAAATAGATTTATTTTTAAATAAGTGGTTAAGTAGAAAACTAACGGTATTTGTAATAGCTTCAGTAGGTTTATTCTTTGGAGTTATTACTTCTACTGATTGGGTAATAGTTTCTACTTCTTATATAACTATAGAGGGAGTTACGAATATTGTTGAACGTTTAATGAAAAGTAAAAATGTCTAATAACGATTTAAAATTGTATTTTTTAAATACTATAACAATGGCTTTAAGTTTCTCTAACATAGAAAACGCTTTAAAAATAATTCTATTAATTGCCTCTATATTTTATACTGTATTAAAAATAATAGAAACTTATAAAAATAAAAAAGATGAGAATAAGTAAACATTTTACCTTAGCTGAGTTTTGCAATAGTGCAGCTGCTAAAAGATACGGAATTAGCAATATAGCTGATGATAAAAGTATTAAGAATTTAACAATACTAGCAGAGACAATATTAGAGCCAATTAGAGAACATTTCGAGAAACCTATACATATTACCTCAGGATATAGAAGTCCTGCTTTAAATAAAAAAATAGGTGGAGCACATAATTCGCAACATTTAATAGGTCAGGCAGTGGATATTGATAATGACAATACAGAAGTTAGTAACTCAGAGATATTTAATTTTATTAAAGACAATTTAAAGTTCGACCAACTTATATGGGAGTTCGGAAATGATGAGAACCCTGCTTGGGTTCACGTATCTTTTTCTAGCAAACCACGTAAACAAATATTGAAAGCTTACAAGAATGGTAGTATTACAGTTTATAAAAAAATATAAATGGATGATAGCAGTAATTTTAACGATTATTGCTTTTGTCGTTTATAAGGACTTTAAAAATAGAAGTAGTATAAATACCCTAAAAACTAATAATAATCGCTTAGAAGTAAAGAAAACAGCCTTAAAAGATAGTTTAAAGATTATAATTAAAACACAGACTAAGTATATTAATAAAATTAAGGTAATTAAAGAAAAAGAATATGAGCAGATTAAAGTTATTGATACTTATAGTAATGCTGAGCTTGAAAGGTTTTTCACAAATAGATACGACAAAGATAGTATTAAGCAGTAAAGTAGCTAGAGAAGTTGTTAAAGATTTGACTAGATATGATAACTTAAAAAACATATCTAAGTTTCAGGATAGCTTAATAAACACTAAGGATAATGAAATACTCGTTTTAAGAGACTTAAATACACTTAGTGATAAGATTATATTAAACCAACAAGATATTATAAATAAACTATCTAAAAAGAGCTTAAAATTAGATATAAGGATAGGAAGTAATATTACAAATAGGTTTGAGTTATATAATACAGTCAGATTAAACTATGATAAGTTTTATATAGGCTCTTATTTGTCAGTTAATAATTATAATTTATATCTGAGTTCCCAATTTGGTATAAATATAGAATATAAAATCTTCTAAAAAACCCTATATAATTATTATATATATAATAGCTATATAATAGAATACTATATAATTAGAATATATAATTATTATTAGTTATATATTAGAATATATAATTAGAAACATATAGTAACTACATTATATATAGCGTTTATTTTTTAAATTAAAAAACTAATTTACAATAAGATATTAAAAAGATATTAAAACTATTATTTAAAATATATTTTGTACCTTTGAAATATGAAAACAAAAAGAAAGAGTTTAATAGACAAACTAGACAAAGAGTTTAGTATTTTTATCAGGAACAGATACGCTAAAAATGGAATGGCTGAGTGTGTAACCTGTGGAACAGTAAAAGAAGTAAAGCAGTTACAATGTGGGCATTTTATGAGTAGAAAGCATTATGCTACTAGATGGGATGAGGATAATTGCCAAGTTCAATGTTATACCTGTAATGTAATGAGATATGGAGAGCAATATAAATTCGGTTTATATTTGAATGCTACTTATAATAAAGATAAAGCAGAGGAGTTATTAATACAGTCTAAACAAACTTTAAAGCTATCTGACTTTGAATTAGAGGAAATGATAGAAAAATATAAAATAATCAATAAAACATTTGCACATTAAAAAATTAATCATATCTTTGCTGTGTTCTGTTCTAGATTTAATCTAGTTTGAGTTAATAACTCAGTTTTCTTTTAGTATTAAGGTGGTTGCTATTCATTTAGTAGCCACTTTTTTTATGTTTGAAACCCTTATAATTCCTACAATTTTAAAAATATTTGTATTTTTTTATTAAATTTATTTTTTTTATTAAAAATCTTTTTATAATTTTGTTTTATTATTAATTAAAACTAGAACAAATGGAAACAAAAGATGAGCATTTAGAATACTTGCTATTTAGAGTGAGTGCTATGGAAAAAGAGTTAGACAGATTAAGATTAGAAAATCTTTATTTAGCTCAAAAATTAGAATATTACGATAATCGTAATGAAATATTAACTATTAATTATAATCATTTAAACTATGGAAACTAGCCAAGTTAAACAAGTCGAGCAAAACGGCTTATGGAATGGAATGAACAAATTTAAGGTAACCTTATCTAATGGTAAAGCTCTAACGTTTTTCGCTAAAGGAGAATTTAGTGCTAAGATAGGAGATACTATTAATTATGAAGTTACTAATGAGCAGTATGGTAATGCTAAATTACTAAGAGATACACCTAAAACCTTTGTACCTCAGGAAAAAAAGTACGAGAGTAAGAGTGTAGATACTCAGACTAGTATTATTAGACAAACTTGTATTAAGGCAGCTGCTGAGTTTAATGCTCAGAGAACAGGTGTAGGAGTTCAGGATATAATTACAGATGCAGAAATATTATTTAATTGGGTAACAAATTCATAGAGATGGAAAATATATTAGTAAATGGTTTAATACCAAAAAAAGCAAAGCACGATTTTATCGTAACTAACTTACACTTTAACGTAGCAGAGTTTAGTAATTTTTTAATAGAGCATAAAGAATATATTGCTCAGAATAATGGATGGCTAACTGTAGATATTTTAAAGTCTAAAAAAGATGCTGATAAGTTTTACGGAAAGATTACTAAATTAGATAAAAGAGCTGCGGTTCCTGCTTCAAGTCATATGCCCGACAGAGAGGTAGCTGCTAAAGTAGAAGATGATTTACCATTTTAATAATAATATGGGGTGGCTGTTATAGTTGCCCCTTTTTTAATACACATAAAAGATGCTAGTAGAAATAGAACAACAAATAGAATTATTAAGACAGGTTAAGTTAGGAAATATTAAAGAGGGTTTAAAATTAGAGATACCTGAAATAGATGAGTATTTTAGATTTAAGCCTACAAACCTTAATTTTATATTAGGACACGCAAACGTAGGTAAGACTTCGGTAATAATGTATTTAATGTTATGTTATTCAAAAAAGTATAATCTTAAATGGTTAGTTTATACTTCTGAGAATGAAACATACGGAGTTATACGTAGATTAGTTGAGTACCTTTGTGAAAAGCCGATACAACATATTGACGATTTCGATTTTAATTACCAAGTAGGATGGATAAATGACCATTTTAAATTTGTAGCTACAGATAGAATATATACATATAAGCAGTTATTGGACTTAGGTAAGGCAGTTAAGGAAGCTTGGGACTATGACGGAGTATTACTAGACCCGTATAATTCTATTGCTAAAGATAGTCAGGTACTAAAATCGGTAGGAGGTAACTCTCACGATTACGATTATTATGCAACTAGTGAAATGAGAATATTTTGTAAGGTTAATAAAGTTGCTATGTGGATATGTGGACACCCTAGTACAGAAAGTATTAGAAAAGTACATAGAGACGGACACTTTTATGCAGGACACCCTGTACCACCTAACAGCTCAGATATTGAGGGAGGAGGGAAATTTGTAAACCGATGCGATGATTTTATGGTAATACATAGATATATATACCACGCAGCAGATTATATGAAAACTCAGATTTATATGCGTAAAGTCAAAGAGATAGAAACAGGAGGGAGACCTAATAGCATAGACAGTCCAATAGAGATGCGAGCTATGAAAAATAATGTAGGTTATGAGATAGGAGGAAAGAGTATTTTAAAATTAATTGAGGAACAGAAAGCACCATTTTAATATGACACCAAAAGAAAAAGCCGAAGAGTTAGTAAATAGATATATGAATTTAAATAAAGTAAAGTTATCAGATTACTCAGTGATTTATACACCAACAGCCAAACAATGTGCATTAATAGCAATTGATGAGATGATAAAACAACAACAAATTCAGTTTGATGAAATGATTTGGTCTTGCGTTGGATATTGGAAAGAAGTAAAAGAAGAAATTTTAAAGCTATGAAAATAGAAATACAACATTACGGAAATACATACACAGTAGAAACACCAAATGATGATTTAGAAGCTGTAGAAGTATTAGATATTATTACAGGTTTATTAATTCAAATGGGATATCAACAAAAAAGTATTAACGAGGCAATAAAAGAATTAGCAGATGAGTGATATAACTAAATGCCAAGATGATAAATGCCCGTCAAAAGAAATATGTTACAGATATACAGCACCTGAAGGAGAAAGACAAGCTTATGGTATTTTTAATAGAGAGGAAGATGCAGATAATTGCGATATGTTTTGGGGAGGTAATGCAACAGCTATATTTATAGAATTAAAAAATATAGTAAATGGAAACAATTAAAATAACATTTAAGCATTGGGACTATACTTGTGGAGATGGTTGTTGTACAAGTTTTGGCACAAGATTATATTTAAATAATAAAGAATTAGAACACCCAAACCCTGAAATATGGGATAATGGATATTTAGGAGAAGATATAGAAACAGCATTACACGCAGTTTTAAAAGAATTAGGATATAAAGTTGAATTTGAAAATAAATATTAATGGAAACTAAAAAAGAATTAACAGAAAAATATGTACACAAATTAGTAACTAGTGTAATGACAGCTCAGATATTAAATAATCAATTACACGAGCTAAGCGTTGTAGGTCTGTTTCAGAAAAAAGACAAACAGATTATAAACAATGCAGTTAGAATATTAGAAAACATAGAGACTACATATTACGATAAGTTTTGGGAAGAGAAAGAAAAAGATACAAGCGATGTTTATTTAGTGTATGAGACTTTTATTAAAGTAATGAGTAATATACCTATTTATGATGTAGAAAATTTGATGTATTTATATGATTTATATAAAAACCATACAGAGAAGTTAAACAATTTAATAGAGGAAATAAATGGAAATGAAATTTTATCTGACAAGAGTTAGAGGTTTCGCTATCGGAGTGATAGTATACAAACCTAGTTACGAATATGATGATGTTACAGAGGAAGACGAATTTACTGAAATTGACATTATATTAGGTTTTATAAGTATTAAAATAGTATGTTAGAATTACTAGCTAAACAGCATACAACTTGGATAAAATATTTAAGGTCGTTTGGCTGCCCTGAGTATTTATGTGAGGACTTTGTACAGGATATGTATATTAAAATTTATGAGTATTTAGAAAAGTACGACAAAGATTTAATGTACAACGGAGATGAGGTAAACTATTATTTTGTATATGTAACTTTATATAATCTTTATAAGGATAGCCACAGAAAAAAGAAACTAAACTTTATAGATGTTTTAGATTTTCAGGAACTAGAGATAGAGGACTTAGTATATTTTGAAATAGATAATAGTAAGGAACTAGAAGCTGTGGAGAAATGGTATAACTCAGAGAATAAAAATGTATACGAAGATTTATATTATAAGAAAATTTTTGAGGAGGTTTTTATAGAAAAAAAGTCAGTTTCAGAACTGAGCCGAGAAAGTAAAATTACATATTGGAGTTTAAGAAATGCTGTTAAGATAATTAAAAAACAAATAAACGATTTAAAATGATACGATCACTAGACAAGTTTTATTTAAAGAAAATCAAAAGAAGATTTGGAGAGGTTCCGTACTTACAATGTATATACACAAACGGACTAGAAACTAAAATAATTGCCTATCAGTATGGAGAGGATATAAAAACTGTAATATATGAAAATGAAACTAGGGACTAAGTTAGAAATACTGTTTAAGTATACAGGAATTAAATTTATAGTTAAATGGTTTAGCAATTTATTTAACATAGATTGTGGATGTGAGGAGAGAAAAGATTTTTTAGATAACTTAGATAACATTTATAGAAATGGAAAGTAAAGATTATTTTTATTGGTATGACTTTAGAGCAGGTATCGGTAACCGAATAACTAGAGAAGAGTATAACAAGGTATGTGAATTACACGCTAAGTACTTTAATCACAAGGTAAAGTATGTATGTACTTGTAAACCTAGTGCAATACAAAAATATATAGACGATTTAAACGAGTTCTTTGAAAAGTCTCAGAAGCCAAAAATTAGATGATAAAAAAAATTAAAGAATGGGAGTTAGCGTTAGTTAATTTACTTAACCTAGATGGGTGGAAATTAGAAGTTTCAAAAGATTATGATTGTTACGATGCTATAGGATATACTCCTAAGGGTTTAAAATGCGTAATAGAAATGAAATTTAGAAACGATTATTACGAGGAGAAAATGCTAGAGAAAGCAAAGTACGATAAGCTTATGAAAATGGAGGGATATGTAAAGATATACTTTGTTAATGATGCTAAGGGTAATTATTTTTTTTGGTTAGATGATATGATAATGCCTGAGTTAATAACAATGCAACTTCCTAAGCAAACCCTATGGAATAAAGACAAAGTAACCAAGCAGATATATTTACTTCCTGAAAGTAAAGCTACTATAATTAATAGGAATAGTTAAATTTTTTAAAAAAAGTTACATTTTTATTTTTTTATTAAAAAAGTTTTAATATCTTTGTTGGGTTATTAATTTAAACTAAAAGAAAATGAACGATTTTATGTACAACAAAGTAATGCAATTAATAGAAGAAAAATTGCAATTAGAATTAGAGATTATAAGATTAAAAAGAGAATTAGAAATTATTAAAATAGAGAACAGATGAGAACAGAAATTATAGAATATTACGAGGTTGAGTTTGAAGTTGAGTACAAGTTTATTGAGGGAGACTTTAGTACAGGTTTAACAGATAGCTTTATTATTCAGGCTATTTATGTGAATGGAGTAGAAGTTTACGAAATATTAAGCGATAAGGTAATAGATTACTTACATAATGAAATTGCTCAGAGATGTTAACTAAAGATACTTGGTATACGGTTTTAAATGAAATTAGAGCGTATGCACAGACAGACACAGAACTAACGCATATTAATTTAGAGATGCGAATAAGAAATAACAAATCAGGAGAAAAGAAAATAAGTACTTGTAAAATTAACTTAACAACAGACCAATGAAAATACAGACACTAGACGGAAAACAATGGGACAAAAAAGAACTAATAGACAATATGTACGAAGATAGCTTTTATTATGGCTATTTAGGTAAAAATGCCTTTAGTAGTTCTGCTATGAAAATGTTATTAGATAGTCCTAAGACTTATAAATATGTTACTCAATATGGCTCAGGAGAGAGCCAAGCATTAAGAGATGGTAAATTATTCCATACAATGATGCTAGAACCTGAAAAAATAGATGGCTTTACTTTTGTGGATGTACAGAGTAAGAATACAATTAAATACAAAGAGGCAGTTTCTTTTGGAGGAGAGGTATATACGAATAAGGAGAGAAAAGATGCAGAGAGATTATGTGATGCTATTTATAAAAACGAGAACGCTAGAAGTTTACTTATAGGTTGTGATTACGAAATACCTGAGGCAGGTATATTACACGGATACCCATTTAGAGCTAAGGCAGATATTTTAGGAACAAATAGGATAATAGATTTAAAAACTACTACTAATGTTAAAGACTTTAATTACTCGGCTAAGAAGTATAGATACAATTTACAGGTTTATATTTATTGTCAGTTGTTTAATGTAGAATTTAAAGATTTTAAATTTATATGTATTGATAAGGGAAATTTAGATATTGGTATCTTTGATGTATCGGAGGACTTTTATTACTCAGGAGAGCAGTTGTTAGATTTGTCTATTAAGATTTATAAAGAATGTATAGAGGATACTAGCTATGATGTAAATGATTATGTAATTTATGGAACTTTATAATATGAAAACAGCAATAGAATGGTTAGAGCATATGTTATTAATTGTTTTAAATGAAGAAGAGTTTAAAAAAATTAAATTTAGTATTAACCAAGCCAAAGAAATGGAAAAGCAACAGATTATTTATGCTGATTTGAATGGTAGTATTAGAACCGCAGAAAGTGCTGATTTTAGAGTATCATTTTTAAGAATTAAAGAGCTAGGAGAACAATACTACAAAGAAACATTTAAAAAATAAGATATGAAACAAGAAACACTTGAAGAAGTTGCTGAAAATTATAAAATAAACATTATAAAGTCAGGAAGAAGTCATAGAGTTGAGTATACTAAACAAATAAAATTAGATTTTATAGCAGGTGCTAAATGGCAACAAGAACAAGACAAGAAAATGTATAGTGAGCAAGATATGAAGTTAGCTTTTGAAACAGGTAAAAATTTTCAATTAATAGTAGAAAATAATTTTATTGAATGGATTAAAAAATTTAAAAACAAATAAGATATGAAACAGACAGCAGTAGAATGGTTAGAAGAAAAACTTATTGATGCAGGTTTGCAATTTACAAAAGGAGAAGCTCTTGAAATTGAACAAGCCAAAGAAATGGAAAAGCAACAGATTATTGATGCTTATGATGTACAATGGAACCCAAATATTAAAGACGGAAAAGACTATTACAAAGAAACATTTAACAAATAAGATGGGAAAGATAAAAAATATATACATACCTGAGACACATTGCTTAAGTCAGTCAAATGGAGAGCTTTATATAGAGGGAGAAAATTTTAGTATCGTTTGGAATTGTGAAACTTTATATACTGATTTACCTCACATTGTTAAAATGGTATTAGATGCTAGAGAAGAGACAAATAATAGAATTAAAGAACAATTAAAAGACTTATTAAAATGACAAACTTAGAGAGAATAAAAGAAGTACTAGAGTTTTATTATGATAGAGGAACGAATAAAGAAAGTATAAACGAATTATATAGAAAAATATTAAATGGAACTAGACAAAAATAGAGGTATTACACTAGAGGACAACTTAGGACTATCTGAGGGGTTTATGACCGAGTTAGACGAAAAGATAGATGATAGCATACATTATGGTATTGGAGTAGCTTATAAGATAGATATTATAGATTATGTTTTAAAAAACTTTAGTTACAATGAGTTAGTTATTATAGCTAGTAAGTACATAGATGATGCAGCAGCATATTATATAGATAATGAATATTAAAAATGAAAAAAGAGACACACAGAGTAGGGAACAGATATTTAAAAGTAGCTGATAGGATAAAAGAGATTACAGGAGTTAATATATTTGAGAACAAGAGAACATTACAGATAGTAGATGCTAGAAGTACAGCTTGTTATATTTATAATAAATATTATAATGGTAGTCTGCACGATATAGCAAACTTCTTTAAAGAAAACGGAAAGCATTACGATCATAGTTCGGTATATTATAATATACAATTATTTGAGGAGGTCAGACAGAGGAGAAAAGATATAGATAAAAACTTAGGTTACTTAGTAGGCTCAATAGATATAAGCACACAATTAAACATTGTTATAGATACTATCCTGAGTAATGAGGATAAGGAAAGAATTATCAATATAGTAAACAGACTTGTTAATAAGTATCAAAACAAAAATAAAAGCGTTATATAATGAAACCAATACACTACACAGGTGCAAAGAGTTATGATGTAATAGACTTCTGCAAAGATTATGATTTAAACTTCAACAAAGGTAATATTATAAAATATCTAGTAAGAGCAGGTAAGAAAGATGATGAGCTTAGAGATATGAGAAAAGCTTTAGATTACCTAGAGAGAGAGATAGCATACTTAGAGATAAAACAAAAAGAGTGGATAGAAAATAACAAATAGATATGGAAGAGTATAGTAATTGTTGCGGAGCAGAACCACACCACATTTGGAGTGATTTATGTAGTAGTTGTTTAGAGCATTGTAATTTTGAAACCGAATAATATTATGATAGTAGATATTAATAAAATTAAGGGTAATACTAATAACCCTAGAATAATCAAAGATGATAAGTTTAAAAAGTTAGTAAAATCAATTAAGGAGTTCCCTGAGATGTTAGAACTTCGACCTATTGTAGTAGACGAGGATATGATAGTGCTAGGTGGAAATATGAGATTAAAAGCTTGTATAGAGGCAGGACTTAAAGAAGTACATATAACTGTAGCTAGTAACTTAACCGAAGAGCAAAAGAAAGAGTTTATAGTTAAGGACAACGTAGGCTTTGGAGAGTGGGATTGGGATATGCTAGCTAATGAATGGGATAATAACAACTTAATTGAATGGGGTATTGATGTTTGGACTCAAGATATGCTAGTGAATAATATGAATGAATTAGATATTGATATTGAACAAGAGTTTGACCCAATTGGTACATCATCAGGAATACAAAGAGTAGTCTTTTTATTTGATGGCTCAGAAGAAGCAGAAAGTTGGCTAAAACAACATCCTACTTTGCCATTAAAAAAACAAAATATGGCTTGGCAAATTGACTTAACTAGTGGTAAATTTTTAGAAAATGCTCAATAAATATCCTATTTACATAATTTCAAAAGGGAGATACGAAAAAACACTTACAGCTGATAACTTAGAAAATAGTGGTTTAAATTATTTAATTGCAGTAGAGCCACAAGAATATGATAACTATTGTAAAAAGCTAGGAGAAAAAAGAGTTTTAAAATTACCGTTTTCTAATTTAGGATTAGGTAGTTATCCAGCTAGAAATTTTTGTTGGGAACACGCAAAGAGTATAGGTGCTAAGTATCATTGGCTTTTTGATGATAATATTCTTTTTTGGATGAAATGGATAAACGGAAAAAGAAGAAAAATAGAGAGTTTAAATGAAGCTCTTATTTATGTTGAAAGGTTTGTTGATATGCATAATATTACAATAGGAGGGTTTGAAGAGCCAAATTTTGTAGTTAAACCACCTAAAAAGGCATTTAAAATTAATTGCCATATTTATTCTGATATGTTAATTAAAAATGATATACCTTACAGATGGAGGCTTAAGTATAATGAAGATGTAGACCTTTGTTTACAAGTGTTACATAACGGAGGTAGTACAGCAAGTTGCGTTTATTATATGGCTAATAAAGTATCTACAGCAGATAAAATGAAGGGAGGAAACCAAACAGAACTTTATAAAGGAAATGCACCTGAAAAAAATTTACTAAAAGCTAAAATGTTAGAAGCAGTTTGGCCTCAATATGCAAAGACGGTTATAAGGTTTAATAGACATCATCATTTAGTTGATTGGAGAGTATTTAAAAAAAAAAAATAAAAAATAATAATCAGTAATTTAGTAAATAAAAAAATGAACCACCAAAATACGACACTTAAAAAAGCAATGATTGAAGCTTTAGAGAAAAGTTTGTCAGTTGTTACTACAGCTTGTAAGCAAGTAGGTATAAATAGAAGTACACATTACGAATGGTTAAAGAATGATGAGGAATATGCTAAGGAAGTTAAGAACCTAGAGAATATAGTTTTAGATTTTGCAGAGAGCCAATTACATAAACAAATTCTAGATGGAAGTACAACAGCTACTATCTTTTTATTAAAGACAAAAGGCAAGAGTAGAGGATATATTGAGAGACAAGAAATAGTTACAGATGCAGATAACTTTTTTAAAGTAGAGATACTAGATGACGAACATAAAGACTAATGTAGTTTTTAAGCACCTTAATAACTCGAATAAGAGAATAACTATTGAGCAGGGTGGGACAAGGTCAGGAAAGACCTATAATATCCTTATATGGCTTATTTTCGGTTACTGTTCAAATAACAGAGGAAAGACTATTACTGTAGCTAGGAAAACATTCCCTAGTTTACGGACTTCTGCTATGCGAGACTTTTTCGAGATATTAAGAACCTATGACTTATACCGAGAAGAGTATCACAATAAAAGTAGTTCCGAGTACAACCTTAACGGAAACCTAATAGAGTTTATATCTTTAGACCAACCTACAAAAGTAAGAGGTCGTAAAAGAGATTTACTTTATATTAATGAAGCTAACGAGTTATATTGGGAGGATTGGCAACAATTAGTATTTAGGACTAAAGATAAAATAATAATTGATTATAACCCGTCTGACGAGTTCCATTGGATATATGATAAGGTTAAGACTAGAGATGATGCAGACTTTTATATAACTACTTATAAGGATAACCCATTCCTGCCTGATGAGATTAAAAAAGAGATAGAAAGGTTAAGAGATACTGACGAGAATTATTGGCAAGTATATGGACTAGGACAAACAGGTCAGAGTAAAGCATTAATCTTTAGAATACACGAAATAAAAGAAATACCTAAGGAGGCAAAGTTTTTAGGTTATGGAATGGACTTTGGGTTTACTAACGATCCAACTACATTATCAGCAGTCTATATGAGTGGAGATAATTTATACTTTGATGAGTTAATATATAAAACAGGTTTAACAAACCCTGATATAGTTAAGCAGTTTGAGAGTTTAGGAATAGATAGAAGAGCTGAGATATTTGCAGACGATGCAGAGCCAAAAAGTATAGAGGAAATATACCGAATGGGGTGGAATATAAAAGAAGCTAAAAAGAAAGAAATAAACTTAGGTATCGATATAATGAAGAGATACAAATTACATTGTACTAGTAGCTCTGTTAATATGATTAAGGAATTTAAAAACTATAAATGGGTAGAGGATAAGAACGGTAATATACTAAATAAGCCACAAGATATGTTCAACCACACAATAGATGGTATTAGATATCTGTTATACAATAAGATAAGCAGACCTAATTACGGAAAGTATGCTATAAGATAGTACGCTATATTGTACGTTATATTGTACAAAGTAAAAAAAAAATAAAAAAAAAGTTTAAAAAAAGTTTTGTTATTAAAAAAATGTTTATATCTTTGTCAAAGAAAATTAAAACAGAGTATATGAAAACAAGTAAGATTAAAGTAAGAGTACAAAGATTTGGTAATACAATAATTACCCAATATATTCAAGATAAAAAAATAATAGAAACAATAGTAAGCTATATTTAAAATGAAAACAGAAAAAGAAATTATCATTAATGAATTAGAAACATTAATTTATTTAGCTGAATTATCAGAGAGAACATTAGACCAAAAGAAACTACAAAGAGTATTAACTTATATTAAAAATAACTAAAATGAAAACAGCAGTATTATTAACAGCAGCATTTATAGCTTTACATACAGAGAATGTAGTTTTATCTTTAGTATTAGCTTTGTCTCTTATATGTGCAATAGTTTTAAATAATAAATTTGAAAACAAATAAGGGTTTAATTGCTCAGAGTTGGTGCAATAAGAATGGAATAATCATTTACCCTGTTACAGATTTAAAAGCACCTAAATATAATGAGGGTAAAAAGAACATACAGAAAGTACAAATAGAAATAAACAATAGAGGTAGAATAAATAGAGATAAGACCTACTATAAACAAAATGAGGAAGTAGCACAAAAGATAGCAGATTATTACATATTTTATTTTGATAGTTGATTGACTACTAGGAAAGACTAGTAAAGAGGTATTCAGAAATGGGTACCTTTTTTTTTGTCACAAAATTAAGGGTATAAACGTTATATAATAAAAACTTTATGAAATTAACTATTGATATACCTACTAGCTTAGACGATATTACCTTAGAGCAATACGTAAGATATAATAAGATATTAGAAGTAAATAAAGATGATGCACAAAGTCAGGACTTTATTAATTTTAAAATGCTAGAGATATTTTGTAACGTTAGTTATGCAGATGCGATCAAGTTTAAATATAAAGACATAAAAGAAATTACAGCTAACATAAGTAATTTACTAGTACAGGAGCCACCATTAGTGAAAGGTTTTAAGATTAAAAATAAACAATTTGGGTTCGTAACTAATTTAGATGAGTTGAGCTATGATGAGTATAGTACATTAGATACTTACATTTCAGATTGGAACACTATACATATTGCTATGGCTGTTTTATATAGACCTGTTATTGCAGGTAATACAGATGGCTATTATTTAGTAGAGGAGTATAAGCAGAAAAAGTATTGGTTAGATATAATGCAAATGCCATTATCGGCAGTAGTTAGTTCTACGCTTTTTTTTTACCATTTAGGCAACGAATTATCGCAAGTTATCCTGAACTCTTTGGAGAGCAAGGAAATGAAATTGACTTTACAGCAAGAGCTCAGTTTAGTAGAAAGTGGAGTTGGTATAACTCACTTTACAAACTTGTTAAAGGCGACATTACAAGAATTAAAGAAGTAGTAAAAATAGATATACATAGTTGCTTAATACATTTAGCATACGAGACAGAATTAGAGGAACTAGATAGACAGGATATTAAAAACAAATCAAAGAGATGATAACAAATACATACGGACTACAAAACTTTTATAAGATAACAGATATGATGAGAGAAGCTTTTAATAATAGCGACTACGTTAATACTGTTACTTATGGAGATATATTTGCAATAGATTTAAGCAAACAAACAATATTCCCACTAACTCACGTTCAAGTAAATACGGTTACACATTCAGAAAATGTACTAACCTATAGTATTAGTATTATGAATATGGACTTAGTAGATATAAGCAAAGAGGAAGTAGTAGATATCTATTATGGAAATGATAACTTACATTATGTATACAATACTCAATTAGCTGTTATTAATGAGTTTATTCAGTTAGTGAAAAGAGGTAGTATTAGTAGAGATGGTTTTCAATTAAATGGCGACCCAACTAGTGAGGCTTTTGTAGATAGTTACGAGAACTTATTAGCAGGATGGGTAACGACTATTAATATCGATGTAGCTAACAATATATCAGTATGCGATTAGAGAACCTTAAAAAGAGTTTAGAAGTCTTTAGGGATGCAGTAATACAGCAAGCTAAATTAAACCTTAAGGGACAGAATAAAGTATCTTCAGGAAACTTATATAATTCTATTAAAGGCTCAGAGGTTAAAGTATCTGCTAACTCTATTGAGTTTAGTATAGAGATGGAAGACTACGGAACTTTTATAGACAAAGGAGTAAATGGTAAGAAGTTTGCATATACAACACCTTATTCATATAAGGATAAAATGCCACCGCCTAGCAAGTTAGATAAGTGGATAGTAAAAAGAGGTATAGCACCTAGAGATAAGAATGGAAAATTTATTGACAGAAAGAGTTTACAATTTGCTATAGCTAAAAGTATTTTTAATAATGGTATAAAACCTAGTCTATTCTTTACAAAACCATTTGAGGAGCAGTATAAAAAACTAGAGGGGCAGTTAGATAATATTTTATTTAGAGATGCAGAGGATATGATACAATTTATAACAAAACAGAATTTTAAAAAATAATGAAAAAGATATTTATAAGAAGTCCGTATTTTATACAGATAAATGAAGCAAACCAATTAGGAAGCAAGGTAGAATTATATTTATACAGCAAGAGTGATGGTATGCCTATTTTACCTACTTATACTTTGAGTAAAAAGATAGCTACTAATACACAAAGAGAAAACACATATAACATATCTAATTATGCTAAGGAGTTTATTAACCCAATTAAAACATATACAACTACTGTACCTGCTGAGGAAGATGAGCTAACTTGGTGCTATTGTGTAGTAAAGAGATATACGGAATTAACTTTAAATACTTATACGTTATTATCAACTGAGACTTTTGTTTGTTTAAATGGCTATACAGATTACTCAGGTGGGTACAATAATTCAGAAACTAATACCGTTTTGCCTTTGTTTAATACAAATATAAAAAAGTATGTAAAAGACTTTACTACTAGTTATGTAAATGTATTTTTTGAAGATGGTAATTATGATGTAGATAATGGAACAACTGTAGAGACTTTTAGTGTATCAGAGGCTTCTATGTATAGAATATTAATATCTAGTGAAGAGGTTTTAATAAGTCAGGATGGAGTAGGACAATTATATGCAATTAATGCTGAGGAATTATGCGAGGCTAAATATACCCCTATAACTTGTACGTTTGTTAATCGTTTTGGAGGTTGGGAGTTTTTAACGTTTTTTAAGGCAAATAAAATTAGTATAGACGTAGAGTATAAAAAATTTGATTTAAGTCCTGAGAATGTAAATTACAACCCTTATTTAGGAGTTAGTAAAACATTTAACCAACAAGGTAAGCAAAAGATAACTTGTAATACAGGATGGGTAGATGAGAATTACTTTGATTTAATACAAGACTTATTATTAAGTCAAACTGTTTTATTAGACAATATACCTGTTATAGTAAAATCACAAAGCTCGGATAAGAAAACTTACCTTAGAGAAAAGAATATAAATTACACAATAGACTTTGAATACGCATACGGACTAATTAATGATGTTATTTAATGAAAGTTGCTTTATATATATATACTAAAAAAACTATTGACGATTCAGTAGAGCTAGTTGTAGATAGGTTTAAAGATAGAGTAATTGCAGATGGTGGAACTTTTGAGGCTGATAGCTGTTTAGTATCTGAGATTAATTCTTTAGGTGGTGTTTATGGAGTTGCTTTAAATACTATTACTGACTTTGCTAATAGAGTACAAACTGATAGCGGTACTTTTGAGGCAGAGAATTGCTTATTAAACACAATTAATAGTTTAGGAGGAGTTGCTCCTGAGCCACTAGAGATAGATTATGTAAGAAGACTAGATTTATTCGATGATGAGAAAATAACAATTAACTCTTCTATACAAAATGTAAACGATATTAGTAAGGTCTTTACCGATTTTAGTCAGAGTTTTACAGTTCCTGCTAGTGATAATAATAATGAAATATTTAGACATTGGTACGAGAATGCATTAGATAATGGGTTTAACCAAAACCAAAGATACTCAGGATATATTGAAATTGATACTCAAGTATTTAGAGTAGGTAAATGGCAGTTAGAAAGTGCTACTATAAAAGAAAATAGAGCCTTAGATTATAAGATTACTTTTTATGGTACATTAACCTCAATGACCGATAAATTTAAAGAGGATAAGCTAAGAGACTTAACTACGTTAAATGATTATACGATAGAGTACTCAGGTGCAAATGTAAAAACAAGTATTACAACTACGTCAGACCAAAATGTAGCATTCCCTTTGATTAGTTCGGATAGGGTTTGGCAATATGGAGGAGGTGGTGCTCAGGATATTAGCCAAAACTCGCATCATATGCATTATTACGAGTTAGCTCCTGCTTTAAAAATAGCTAGAATATTTGATGCTATAGAAAGTCAATATGGAATTACTTTTAATGGTAACTTCTTAACACAGTCTAGATTTACTCAGGCTTATTTATGGTTAAAGAATAAAGAAGTATTTACACAAACCTCTGCACCTGTTAGAGTAGACATATCATCTGTTACAGTAGATAGTAGTTCTCAGATTGTATTTGATTTTGATAACAATACTTATGAAGTAGTACAAGCTATTGGAACCTTAGTTTTTCAAGCTTCTTTGTCAGTTAGTGCTACTTGGATAATTACTCTTTATAAAGATGGGCAGTTTTATTTTAATCAAACAGGTACAGGTACTTTTATAAGTATAAACTTACCAAATGAATTTGGAACATATTATTTAACTATACAAACTAGTTCTAGTTGTACTTATAACTCAGAAATTATAGGACAATACCAAGAGTGGAACGATCCATTTGGATATTTTGAATGGGTGGACTATCAGATAATTGGAATAGGTAGTGGAACAACAAACTCTCAACTCGATTTAACTCAGTATGTACCTGATATTAAGGTAGCAGATTTTGTAAGTGGTGTATTAAAAATGTTTAACCTAACAGCTTTTAGTTTTGATGAGAATAACTATACTTTAGAGCAGTTAGAGAATTGGTATTACCAAGGTAAAATAGAGGACTTTAGCGAATATTGTTTTACAGACTTAGATTTCGAGAGAATTAAACCATATAAGAAAATTAATTTTGAATATGAGAAGTCTGATAGTTTAATGAATAGAGCTTTTTATGATAATGCAGCTAGAGAGTATGGAGATTTAAGTTATGTATTTAATACAGACGGAGCAGATTACACAATAAAGCTACCATTTGAAAATATGTTATTTAATAAATTCACAGGTACTAATTTACAGGTGTCTTATTCTTTAAATAAAGATTTACAGCCTTATATACCTAAACCTGTTATTTTATATAAAACAGAAAATACTAGTTGTAGTTTTTATTTTAATAATGGTTCTACTACGAGCCACATAACTAACTATAATGTTTTCGGACAAGACGTAAATTATGAGAGTAACAAACATACTTTAAATTGGGGAATAGAAATAAGCTCGTATTATTTAAGCACAATTACTAATACTTTATTTAAAGATTATTATTTAGACTATCTAAGCAATTTATATTCTTTAAAGTCTAGAATGGTAAAAGTATCTATGAGATTACCTTATAATAAGTTATTGAGTTTAAAATTAAATGATAGGATAGTATTAAGAGATAAAAGATATATTATAAATTCATTTAGTACAGACCTTGATACATTCGAGAGTAAATTTGAATTAATACAAGATTTTAGACCTGTTCAGTTTAATAACTCTATGCCTAGAATAGTAGATAGCTCTGCTCAGCTTTTAAGATTTAATACTGTTTCTAATGAGCCATTAACTTGGACTATACAACAAGATTTAACAGGTCAGATAATTACTATTACAGATGGAGCAGATTATGTAGAAGTAGATATAAAAGCTAATACCTCAGGGGTAGAATTATATTTTAGTATAGAGAGTAATTTAGGAGATATAATAGTAATAACACAAGAAAGATGATAAGAGATATAATAGATGCTTTAGAGTTGGTTAATTATGGAGATAGTGAATTAATCGATATAGCTAAGGGAAAGTATAAACTACCTCAAAACGTAAAAGAGTTTAAAAGATTTTTAAAAGATTTAATTAAGAAATAATGGCTATTAAAAAAGAAATTGAGATTAATATAAACTCTAATGGTGCTGAGAAAGATTTAAAAGACCTAAACAAACAGTTTGAAAAGTTAGACAAGTCTGCTGATGAGTTAGGAAAGAGTGGAAGTAAAGCTCTAGATAACATAGACAAGAATGTTAAAGACACAGAGAAGAGTACAAAGTCTTTAGCTGAGGGTTTTAAGGGTGCAGGTCTAGCGTTGAAAGCTATGGGAATAGGACTAGTTATTAGTGCCTTATCTACTCTAAAGGATGTCTTTATGAGCAATCAAAAAGTATCGGATACGTTTAGTGCTGTATTGGGTACTGTAGCTAATGTATTTTCTCAGGTTACAAATGTTATAGTTTCTGTAATTGAAAAAGTTAGTGGAGCTAGTAATGGGTTTGAGGGACTAGGTAATGTTATAGGTGGCTTATTAAAATTATCTTTAGTACCATTAAAAGCAGCTTTCTTTGGTATTAAATTAGTAATTGATGAGGTACGTTTAGCTTGGGAAGAGAGTTTGTTTGGAGATGGCGATCCAAAAACTATTAAAGAACTTACTAAGCGTATTGAAGAGACAAAGGTTAGTTTAAAGAAAGTAGGTACAGATGCTGTTGCAGCAGGTAAACAAGTAGGAGAGAATATAGGTAAGGCTGTTAGTGAGGTCGGTGCTGTAGTAGAGGGAACTATAGACGGAGTTTCTAAAATATCAGTTAAGGCTGCATATGAACAAGCTAAGGCAAATGTTAATCTACAAAACACAGCAAAGTTAGCAGAGGCAAATCAGGCTAGACTAGTAGAGCAATACGATAGACAAGCTGAAAAATTACGACAAGTTAGAGACGAAGAGCGTAATAGTATAGAGGATAGAATTATAGCTAACAATAAATTAAAAGAAGTATTAAATAATCAGGAACAGGCTATGTTAGGTCAGGCTTCGGCTCAAATAGCAGCAGCACAATCTACGTTAGCACAAAATAACAACATAGAAAACCAAGTAGCTTTAACTAATGCTCTAGCAAATAGAGAGGGAGTGTTAGCTCAAATAGAGGGTTTAAGGTCAGAACAGAAAGCAAATGACTTAGCTTTAAATAGAGAGTTAATAGACTTAACAAAATCTAAACAACAAGCTGAGACAGAATTAGCTATTAATGAAAAGATATTTAATGCTGAGAGAATAAAAGACGAAGAGGCTAGTTTAATTGCTAAAAAAGAAGCTTTAGAAATAAGTAAACAATTAGAATTAGAAAGATTACAGAATGTAGTAGATAGTGCTAAGGCAGGTACTCAGGCTAAGGTCGATGCAGAAAATGAATTTGCTTTAAAGAAGCAAGAAATTGAGCAACAAATTATAACTAATGACGATGAGCTTTTTGCATATAGAGAGAATAAAAAAATAGAACAACAACAAATAGTAATTGAGAATGAAAATTTAGGGTTTGCTAGTAGATTATTAGCTTTACAGGAACAGGATAAAATTATTAATGAAAGTATCTTAATAGGAGAGGAAGAGAAAAATAAAATACTTGCAGAGAATGCTAAAAAAAGAGATGATATTGTAAAAGCCGAGGCAGAGTTTAAAGAGAAAACCTATAGAGACAATTATACTAACTTACAAACTATACTTAGTATGGGAGGTAAGGGGATGCAGAAAGTTGCTAAGGCTCTAGCTATTGCCGATGTTGCTCGTACAGCAGCTATGAGTATATCTAAGTCAGTTTCAGCTATTAGTACTGCTAATGCAGGAGCTTTGGCTACACCTCAGGCTATTGCAACAGGAGGAGCAGCGGCTATACCTGCAATTATTATGAACACAGTTAAAGGAGGTTTACAAATTGGAGCTACAGTAGCAAGTGCAGCTAAGGCTATTGCATCTATCAGGTCAGAGGGACAGTCAGTACCAAGTGCTAGCGGTTCGTCTTCAGGAGGAGGAGGCGGTGGAGGAGAAAGCACTGCACCTGCCCCACCTCAATTTAACGTAGTAGGTGGAAGTACAGCTAATCAATTAGCAGGAACGTTAGGAGCTCAACAACCTGTACAGGCTTTCGTAGTGGCTAACCAAGTAACTAGCCAACAGTCTATGGATAGAAACATAGTTAATAATGCTAGTATAGGATAGTACCCTAAAAGGTACAAAGTATACCCAAAAAGGTATAATAAAAACTAAAATATAAAAATAATCGTTATACAGATATGGAAGTAATAGAATTAATAATAGACGAAAACCAAGAGCTTAGCGGTGTAGATGCAATTAGTATTGTAGAGAGACCTGCTATTGAGGAAAACTTTATAGCTCTATCTGAACAAAAAGAGTTTAAGTTTGAGAGTATAGATGATGAGAAACGTATTTTAATAGGTGCCTTGTTAATACCTGATAAGAAAATAATTAGAAGAGATGGCAATAGAGAGTATTATGTTTATTTTTCTAAAAAGACGATCAGGCAAGCTATGGAATTGTACGCTAAAAGAGGATATCAGAACAATGCTACTTTTGAACATAGAGAAGACGTTACAGGACTAACACTAGTAGAGAGTTGGATAAAAGAAGATAATAACAATGATAAGTCTAACATATATGGACTAGATTTGCCTATAGGTAGTTGGGTAGGTACTGTAAAAGTAAACAACGACGTTATTTGGAGAGATTATGTTAAAACAGGTATCGTTAAAGGTTTCTCAATAGAGGGATATTTTGCAGACTTAAAACAGAATACAGAAGAGGCAGAATTATCAGAAGAGATAGAGGCAGGTTTACAATTATTAAGCGTAAAAGCTGAGTTATTAAAATATATAGTAAATGAAAGATAAAACTTACATACCTAGTTGGTCTAGCCCTAAGGGTGGCAAGAGAGCTTGTTTATGTAAAGACAGAGACGATTATAGTATTAAATGCTGTAATGGAGACTTACAAGAGCAAGGTATAGGAATTATACAAAGAGTAAATGAAGATTAAAAATGCAAAATAATTATTAAAAATCGTTATATTAAAAAAAAAAGATGAGTACAATTAAAAAAGAAATTTTCAGTAGAATTGTAGAGTTAAATACTAGACAAGAAAAAAGAGTAGAATTAGCTGTTAATGATGATTTGCAAAAAG